ACCACTTACATCAGTAACTTTAGCAATCATGCCTGGTGTGCTTGCCCATGTAAATGTGTCACCAACTGCTAAGTTGGTTTTGCCTGCGCCAGTTGATACACTCTCAACTTCAAAACCTAATGTCCAAGTGGCTTGTACGCCGCCCGGTAAAGTAGGTGCTGGCAATGCTAAACCGTCTAATACCGCAGTATTGTTACCGCGGAAAGAACCAACTTGGCTCCAGTTAATACTTGCTAAACCTTCACCGCCGATGTGATCATCGCCGTAGTTTTGGCTGTTTGATAAACCGCCGTTAATGTTTTCACCGCCTGTACCAATGTTGCGGTTACCGAAATATTTTTTGTTTAATGGACGTCCCATTTGTTTTCTCCTTAAAGTGACGTTCTAGGTCATACGCAGAGGGATTCTGCATAAACTCATTGCTGAGCATGACATAGTATTTAGCCATTCAAGAGAAAGGGCTCCGAAGAGCCCTTTATTTTGTTTACTATTAAGTAACTGATTACTTGAAAGAAACGTTTTGGATAGCAACCTTGCCTAGGTAGTCAGCTGCGTTACCTAGAGAAGAAGCTGTGTTGCTTAACTCTACATAACCATAACGTGTCATGAAGCTAACTACTGGTTCGAAGGTTGATGGATCCAACACAACACCACTGCTCATCAATGGAATGTATGGGCAATAGAATGCTGCTGCGTCAGATTCGCTAGCACCTTTGTAACCAATAAGAATATCAGTTGTATCTTGTGCGTATGTGTTAACATACACTTTCATTGCGTTGTTCAATGTACCAACGAACTTAGTGTTTGTTGGAGCTTCGAATGTACCTTCTGTAGTACGTGCAAATGCTGAAGTAGTTGCAGACTGTAGAATTGTTAGTGCGAATGGACTAACAACTGCCCAGTTACCTGCGCCACGACGTGTACGTTGAGCGATCAAGTTAGATACACGGTTGATTTGAACTGCAAGAGCTGCGTGTTCATCACCAACGAATGTAGCTGTACCGCTAACTGCTGCTTGGTCAAAAGTTTCTGTTGCTGAACCAGCTAAAGATGCTAGGCTAGCTAGGATCTCTTGGTCGATTTCAGCAGTGATTTCTTGTGCCAAAGCTGCCATAACTTCAGCTTCGATATCAATACCTTGCTGAGCTTGTGCATCTTGAGCAGCTTCAAATGTCCAGCGAGCTGATAACTTACGTGTCTTAGCTTCAACTGTTTGTTTCAAGATTTGAATGCTCATTCTGTTACCAGCTTGGCCTTCTAAAGTTGCTGTTGAAGCTGCTTTAGCTGCTGAGCTATTTTGGTTACCAGAATAAGATTCTGCAATCTTGAACGGGCTTAGTGCTTCTTCACCAGCTACTACGCCTGCGCCGCTGCTGTTGTCAGCATAGCGAACACGTAAAGTATGGATCTGACCCACTGGGCCTGTCATTGGTTGTACACCAACTAATTCGTTAGCGATAACGGTTGGCATAACGCGACGAATCACTGGAAGGATCACGCGGTTTAATGTTGCGACGTTGCCGGCAGAAGTAGCACCTGCTGTAGGGGATTCAACTAGATACTTACGTGTGTTCTCTAATGTAACGCCCATTACAGATTTTTTAGTGCCTTGTAGGCCTTCTAAAAGAGCTTCTTTGGTCTCTGCCCAACGGCTGTTTAGTAGTTCTGACATTTAATTCTCCTAAAATTATTTTAGTCCAGCAAGGCGACGAATGTCAATAATGTTATTGTCGTTCTCGCTGCTACGGTTGCTGTTGGTAATTTCCTTATTACCTGTAATTTCTTTTGCCTCTACAAGTGCCTGTTTCTTCTGCGGAGCTTTGCTAGCATTTCCATTAAGGACTGCTGGCAAGTACTTTTCAAAACTTTCGTTTAGACGAGTAGTTTTTACGCTCTCCATCAATTCTGACATGATTTCACGTTGCTCTGAATTTAATGGAGCAAGTAATTCACTCATGATCTCTTTGCGTTGTTGATTTTCTTTCAACTTAGCAATTTCTGCGTCTTTACTTTCTACTAAGGCTGCTGCTTCTTGAACTGCTTGCGCAGCTTCTTGTACAGCAACTTCTTTCATGTCTATGACCTTGAGTAATTTTGCAGTTTCTGATTTCTCAGAAAGGTAACTATTTTGATATTCATTAGCAAATGCTTCAAATAGTTTGCGACCGAAATCGTTACGACGAGCTGCTTCGATGTCTTCTTTCAATCCTGTTAATTCAGAACGTAGTCCTGATTCAACGACTGCTTCGACTTTCTTAGCTGCACGCTCAACGAATTGCTGTTTAACTTTTTGTAGTTGTTCACGTCCTTCACGAACTAAACGAACTTTTGTTTCAGCAAGGTCTTGTTTGTCTTTGTAAAAATCTGTAATTTCTTCAGCTAAAGCTTCTACAACGAATTGTTCTAACGTGCTAAACTTGCTAGCCATTGCAACTTGGTCTTCGTGTAGCTCTTTAACTTCGGCAGCTAGTTGACGTGTAATGAATTCCTTCATTACGCCAGCATCTGCTTTCATTTTCTTAGCTAACTTAACTTTCATTTCGGCTAGTTGTTTGCGGTCTTCGCTAAATTCATTAATTTCAGCAGATAACTGATCAGCGATCATACGATCAACTGCTTCAATCATTGTTGCTTTATCATGTTCATAGCGTTGTGCGAACTCTTCACGTAGCTGTTGTGCAACTTGTTCGCGATTCTCTAAGATCTTCGCGTCCCATGCTGCTTCAACAGATTCTTTGATATCTGCAGAAATCACATTGTTTTCAAATAACTGTTTTAGTGCATCCAACATGTGATTCTCCTTGTTATTGGAGTCTGCTTATTATTCCTAATAAGCTCTCTTTGAGATATTTTTGCGCCTTTGGATCACCCTTAACCTCTTGAGCTATGCGCAAGGCATTAAGACCACCGCGATTATTCATCAAGTGTTCATAAATTGGTGTAGGATATGCTCCAGGAGCACTAGGTTGAGCTACCATATCTACTGTGATAATCTCAAAATCTGATACTTCACCGGAACCGTCATCTTTGACGTTTCCAGATCCGCGTGAACTAACTCCCAACTTAACGCCTGACTCTAACATAGTTCTAATCAATTGTCCCATTGGGGTTGGTAAAATTTTCAATTTACCGTAACCATTAGGGCCGTCCATCCACATATTTACAATCATATGAGATACACGGTCCAGGTTAATTTTTAAATCGTCTGGGTGGTCTACTTCTCCGAGAACGCTATAGCCATTTTGAATCTGATCGTTAAGGGTTTTGACAGCCTTGTCAATCTCTTTCACAGGGTAAACTCTTTGGTTTGCATTACGGATACCGCCTTGAATGCAGATACCCGACATGTACAAGTTCTTCCCTTCTTGCCCGTCAGACTCGACAATGATCTTAGCCTGATCAAACGTTAAGTTTTCTCGAAGATATAGTGACGTCATAATTTAATTACTTACGTGACCCAACGATACTTTTCTTGTTTTCAGCATTTTCACCTGCGCCTTTTTTCTCAGCACCGTGTCCAGGCTCTTTCTTCTTGAATGCTGTCTTACCAGCATTACCACCAGGAACGTTTACGTTGCCAGCATCTTGTAGTTGAGGCTTGCTACCTTTAAACACTCCGTTACCTTTTAGTTGACCTTTGTTAGCTTCAACACCTTTCTCTGAACCGCCACGAGCGATGTTAGCAGATGTACCGCCCATATCGTTCTTACCAGCTACAGCAGATTTAGTGTTAACACCGTTGTCACCGTGCTTTGGTAAAGCTACTTTGTCAACATATTCCATGAACGCTTCTAGTTCGTCTTGTTCGCCGCCTTCTGCGCCGCCCATTTCGTCACCACCGAAGTCGTCACCTTCCATACCGTCACCAGCTGCGTCAATAGCACCCATATCGTGGTTGCCTTCTTCAGCTTCTTGTGACATTAATTCTTCAAATTCTGCTTTTAATTCTTCTAAAGCATCTTCTAGGTCTAGAACGCGATCTTCTAGTTCGCCTTCGCCTTCACCTTCTTCGCCGCCAAATTCGTCTTCTTCACCGCCGAACTCGTCGCCTTCTTCTTCCTCTTCGCCTTCTTCTTCCTCTTCTTCACCCTCTTCTTCTTCAGAAGCAAATGGGTTAGAAGATTCTTCTTCTTCGCCGGCGCCTTCTTCTTCCTCTTCTTCCTCTTCCTCTTCTTCTGATTCAGAAAGGTCAAAGTCTTCTTTTAATAATTCTTCGTAGATTTCACGAGATTTTGCTACTACGATATTATGGAAAATCTCTTTTGCTGTTTCTTGATCTTCGTTGATCA